AATACCTTCCAATATTACAAAGGAAGAAGAGACATTATTTTTAGTAATGAGCATGAACTGTTTATGACTAGATCAAACAATCCTTCTGAAATTGCTCAGAAAGAAATAAGCAACATGAATAGACGTTGGGATGCTTGGCTTAGATGTGCAAAGCATCGTGATGCAGAGCTAGAAAAAGCCAAAGCTCAGGCGGTGCCAGAGAAAAAGATTTACTTAACCTGTGAGCAATTATATGCAGCAGCAAACTTTGGTGCACCAAACAAAGATCCAGAACTTTTAGAAACTGAATTAACAATTGCTTGGTTTGATGAAGCTCATAGCGGCAGTGGTTACTACGTTTATATAAGTGAGTATCCAGAAGAAGGTGCAATGAAGTTGGAAAGCGAATCAGGAGCTGAGGGATGAGTGAATTTAACTTTGAGCAACTTTATCTAATGGCTCTCATGAATAGTAAAAAGCCAAAGTACGTTTTGAATTGGGTTCATGTATCCAGACATGGGCCAGGTGCGACAAAAGCTACAGAAATTTGTGAATATTTTGGGATAGATCCAGAAGGCACTGATTTTAGAAAAGCGGAAAGTAAGGAGGGGTAAATGGAGATTGATCGTCGAGTACGTGCTAAAGAGTTTATGATGCTAATGTCTATTGGCCGGACTAAATTCTATCGCATGATAAAGAATGGTGAAATTCCTCAACCTATCAAGGTAAGTGACAAAGAGGTATTTTGGCACGAATCTAGTGTTAAGAAAGTTGTCGAAAAACACAAAGATAATTCTGATATGATAGCCTGCTAATTGCAGGCTTTCTTTTAAGTCGAGTGTGTTTAAAAACGGGTAATTAAACGGGTAACACTCTAGCCATTTAGAATTTAATTGATCATTTTCAAAAGGTTAAGATGAACAAGATAGTTGTAAAGAAGTCCGACCTTCAGGTGCTAAAGTTTGGCGGTTTAAGTTTGTTTTTAATGGTAAAGAATCTTCTATGAGTCTTGGCGAATACCCAGCTATTACTTTGGCAGACGCTAGAATCTTAAAGGATGAAATGCGAGCAAAATTAGCCAAAGGCATACACCCAGTAGAAGATAGACAAAATAATAAGGCCAAGGCATTAGAAGAAGGAAAAAATACATTCAACGCTATTGCAGCCGAATTTAAAGAAAAACGTATGACGTTGAAGTCTGAAATTTATCAAGAGAAGTTCGATACTGCTTTAGAAAAAGATATATGCCCAGTTATTGGCAAAAAAAATATTAAAGATGTGACTGCGGCTGACGTATTGAAGATTTTAAATAATACGATTAATCGTGTTACTAAAGAAACCAATGGAAAAATGACAGGTGAATCTGCCGCTTTACAAAATCGAAGATTCATTGGTGCTGTAACCCGTTATGCAATTGCCACATTGCGACTAGAGAATGACCCGACTTATGCTGTACGCGATGTTATCAAGCGCCCTCGTGTAAAACATGCAAGAGCCTTAACCAAAGAAGAAAGAAAAAAAGCAAGAACTCAATTGCCTAAATACAATGGAACAGAAACGGTCAAAAATGCTGGCTTCATTCTCTTATATACAATGCTTCGGGCAATTGAAATTAGAAAAATGCAATGGAAATGGGTCGAGTTTGATACAAGACTTATTAGATTTCCAGAAGAGGCAATGAAAAAATCCAGAATCCATATTCTCCCTATATCTGACCAAGTTTATGAAGTTCTTAAACGCCAATATACTATTTCTGGTGATAGCGAATTAGTTTTCCCTGCTATTTTCAGTAAGAAAAATGATGGCATGTTAGCTAAAGAAACGCTTAACAGTATGCTTGAATATATTGGCTTAAAAGGCGTTACCACTCATGATTTTAGAGCTACAGCTTCTACCCTACTATATGAAAAGGGCTATGAGGAAGCTTGGGTAGAAAAACAGCTTGCTCATGCTGAATCTAACAAGACAAAAGCATCGTACGACCATTCGCAGCACTTAGAGGCTAGACGGAAAATGATGCAAGACTGGGCTGATATTGTAGATAGTTGGAAAGACTAAAAACTTTGCTTCTTATCAAAGGTCCATCTTTTGCCATTGTAAGACACAGTTCCATCCAAATTAATAGGCAACTCTTTTAATGAATAGTCATAGATTTTAAGAACATTCCCGTTCTTATCTAAATCAGCGGGTAGATTGCAAGTATTCTCCATTCTGCCCACTTCCGAAACCATGATCATGACTTGCGACATCACAAAGCCCTTACACAAATCGAGACATTCACATTACTATTAATAGTGTGAGCTGTGCAACCTGAGAATAGGAGGCACAGCAATGTGATGATCGATGCAACTTTGGTACGTTTACACATATAAGTTACTTCTTTAAAAAGAGTGCTCGTTCTGCTTCTCGGCGACGAACTAGGCCCTTCATAACCTTGCCACCTGCTTTGTTCCACACAAGGAATTGATCAGCAGCGCCTTGATAGTCACCTTTATTCAGTTTTTTTAATAAGGTTGAATTATTAAATGCACCTGAGCCAATGTTGTAAGTCAGCGATACCAAAGCATCAAATTGGTTTTGAGTTAAAGGCACAGTAACCGATTCATTTACAGTCTTTTCAAATTTGGCTAAGTCGTGTTTGAAGTAGGCTTTAGCTTGCTCAGGTGTGCAAGTATCGCCCTTCTTGACTTTCACGCCATTAGGATAAATTGTCGTGCCAGTACCAATGGTCCAGACTCCCACCCCATCGTCATAAGCTTTGAATCTTGTGCCTTCAAATCCTGAGATTAGATCTACACCAACATCACTTGTAGTCTTTCCACCTGGTGCAAGTTTTTCGACCACTTTATTTAGATCGTCTACTTGTGCCTGTGTAAGCTTGCCGCCTGCGATCACTCGGGCAGCGTCGAAGAATGGTTTAGTTGTCATTTGATTCACCTTTCTTTTTCTCTAACTCAGAGCTACCAAAATAAAAGCCACATGCAGTTGTCATAGCCCCTGCAATGAAACCCAATGCCGTATTGATCAGATTGCTGTTTTCTCGCGGCATATCCACAAAAAATAAAGCAATCACTAAAACAAACATCAGTCCCACTAATGCGAAAGCTAGATATGCGCGAGTATTTTCACTGTTCATCTTTTTGCTTCCTCCAACCGTGATACTTTCTCTTTAATTAAAGACTGGTCTTGGCTTAATTGAATAATTGAAGATCCAACCCACGCACACAATGAAAATACGATGCCTGCAAAGATGCCAAGCAGTACACGCAATACAGAAAGACCACCATCTTGCGCTGCTGTGCGGTTTTCTAAATTGGCGACTTTGATGTCCAATGTATCGATATCCTTTTTGTTCTGTTCGCTAGTCTCTTTGTGCGCTTCATTAATGAAAGTCAGTCGAGTAACATGATCTGACAACATGCGAATATCACTCTGAATGGAGTCGATTTTCTTTTCAAATCTCAACCCATATGATTCATTTTCAGTCATGCCTTCCCCCTATTGTTAGGCAAAAAAAAAGCACCCGAATTAGGTGCTTTAAAGTACAAAAATAAATTAGATTTAATCTTGAATTACTGTTTACCTGTATAGAAATTTTTGGGATATGGGCAATAAATCACTGCCTCATAAAAATAATTAAAGCTTCTTGCTCCAGATGTGCCAGGTATATTGCCCCATTGAACAAGTTTTACTTCTATGGTGGTTAGGCTTGGAAAAGACATAACTGGATAAAAGTTTGCCTCACCATATGAAACACCACCAGAGCTGTATTTCAAACCACTACGCCATGGATAAGACATGGTGTCGGAAATATACAAATATTCGCTTGTTAACTGTTCGGGCAAAGTAATTGTATAAGTAGCTGCAGGGTTGTTATATGTGTTTACACCTCCGGTCATGATTCCTGCCAATTGCAAATATCCTTTAAGAGCATCAAATACTAACGTACCTTCAGCATTAAAAACCTGAAGTCCGTATTTACTCGGCATCATTTTTGCAATGGTATAACTTACTACTGTTCCTACATCTCCTTGCTGATATCCAAAGAGATTAAAGTTAAATTTCCATATACCATTAATTTTAGTTAATATTGAATTTGATCGTATTGGACGCCCTGAAAGCGTCCGAGCAAAAGAAAGAATTTGACTATTTAAACTAGCTAAGAATTTTTCATAGTCAGCATCACTTGGTTCATCATAATCAAAACCTAGCTCTCTTAAAGTATTACCTGTTGCGGCAGTTACGGTACCCGACCATGTATAATCAGATCCTTCAACATAATAAGAACTTTTATTACGATCAATAAAAGTATTTAAAGTTACATCATACTTTCCCAAGAACTTAGCTGAGTTGTATGTATCATCAATAACAACATTGAAGTTATCGTTTTTAAGTTCAAAATAACTAACCACGATATCCACCATATCGAATTTTAAAACCTGCTGGAATCATGGGTTCTTTCCACTGCTTTTGATCTAAATATGAATCCCGTTTATGTCGAATCCACAAGCCCATAGCTTGAAATCTCCAAGTATTAGGTGAAGTAGAAATTTGCTCAAAAGCACATCGGCATCCTTTAATTTCACCAATCAGAATAGGCTTTATCAGGCCATCAGGAATGGTAAATTGCCATGAAGCTCTATCTTGATAAGAATTAATATCTGCTGGATTTATTACCTCCCCAACCATATGAGAAATTGGCAATAATTGCTTAAATGGTATTAATTGGGCTCCATCAATAGAAGCCAAGAACTGAGCATCCACTAACTTTTCTCCTTAGAAAATACCGAGTTTTACCCGGACTTGATTCAAGTCGTCATAGACTTCAATATTTTTGCCGCTAATAACAGTTCGTGCACCGTTAGGTTTGTTTTCATCTGCAAGTGAGATAAAAGTACCCAAGTTTGCTGTGATACCGCTTAAGTTTTCAGCCCAAATTCGATTCGCATTGATGTATCCAAAACTACCATTATCGACATACAATCCACGCGGAATAACAGTACCGTTTGGCAAAGTAACCGGAGTGTTTTGCAGGGTCATTAATGGTTTAGGTTCTACACCATCAACACCGACAGGCGTACCAAACTGAATTGCATCATAGTTAAAGATGAATGTTGATGTTGTACCATCGTTCATTGAACCATGTCCTGAGACATGGCCATTCACATCAAACTTCATGAATTGCTCTGCATAGACACCATCTACACTTTTTGACACTTCCTGAATCGATGCTGTATGTCCGTCAACAGTTGTTTGAATAGTATCAACTTTCTCTGCTGTCGCATTCTGAGCATCAGCCACAGCATTCACTTTTTGTTGAACTGTTGCCAAATTGGTGTTTGCTGTGTTTGCTTTATCTAGGGCATCGTTTGCAGTTTTTTGAGCTGCATTAGCTGCCGCTGCCGCATCCGTTGCTGCCTTATCAGTTACTGTTACCCACGCTGAACCATTCCAACGCTTAGGTGTATTCGCGCCACCTGTTGTATCAATCCAGAGATTTTGTGCAAGGCGTTTATCGGCTGCGGGTACTGTTGATCCAAAAATTACCTCCCCTTTATTACCCGCTGCCGTCGCGGCTGCTTGTGCAGCCTGTTGTGCACTGTTGGCTGTAGCTTGTGCATTACCCGCTGCTGCATTTGCAGATGAAGCAGAAGCTTGAACAATATCAATTTGACTTGCTTGCGAAGACTGACTATCTGTAAGCGTTTTGATCTGGCTCTGAACTGTTGCTTTGTTACTTTCAAACTGAGTTTGAACAGTATCAATACGTTGCCCAAGTGCGCTATCAGCATTTACACGCGCAGTAGATTCAGAGGCAATAGTTGCCTTATTTTCATCTATCTGAGCCTGAGTAATATCAATCCGCTTACTTAAAACCAAGTCACCTTCAGCTGCTGCTGACTGTAATGACCATGATCCAGCCTCTGTTGATGAGCTGTCAGCAGTTAGTGAAGTACTATCTGCGGTTAGTGGGGTAACTTTTGCATAGACTCCGCTTAATCGCTCAGTATTTGCATTGATCAAATCACCCTGCTCATCAACGGTAGCTTTCACACTATCCACATAACCTGTTGAGGCCTTGTCACTAAGCTCAGCCTCTACAGACTCAACACGCTCAATTGCAGCACTAGATGCATCTGCTGCTGCATTGGCTTGTGATAGTGCTGTGGCTGCATTTGCCTTAGCTGTTGCAGCATCACTACTTGCAGTGCCAGCTGTTGCTTTTGCCTGATTTGCTACAGTAACAGCAGACCCAGCTTCCGAAACTGCTGCTTCAGATTTAGTTACAGCAGTAGCACTATTTTCAAGTGCCTGACCTGCTTGATCAGTTGCAGTATTGACTTTGACATCAATTGCATCAACTTTTAAAGCGGTTGCTTCATTGTCTGCAGTATTAATATCAACTCGTTGACTCACTGCTGCTAAAGCTGCATCGTTACTCGCTTTATAAACATTTAAAGCTTGGACTGTAGCAGCATCACCACTCGCTCTTGCTGTAGCTTCCTGTTGAATTAATGCAGTGTTTTCACCAACTGAAGCTGAAACGGTATCGATGCGCTTACTTAAAGCTAAATCGCCATCAGCATAAGCAGACTGAATTGTCCACGCCCCTGCTTGGTTGCTACCACTATCAGCTGTCCAGTTGTTTTGGTCAGCAGTTAATGGAGTAACTTTTGCATAAACACCATCAAGCTTCTGCGTTTGAGCTTTAACAACGCCATCAATATCCTCTACATCCGCTTTGACTTCTTCAAGCGCACCAGTTGAAGCCTTGTCCTCTAAAGCAGCATTGATTTCATTAATAGATAATGCATTAGCACTAGAAGCATCAGCAGCAGCTTGCGCTTTACTGATAGCAGTTGCAGCATTGGTTTTTGCAGTTGCAGCATCACTACTAGCGGTATT